AGCTGCAAACGAAACTCTTCTAGGATTCTTACCTTTAGCTACAGGAGCTTTTAAGTTAGCACCTTCTTTGTTTTTAAAATACTTTCTGCCTGCTGCAGTTAAACCACCTGTTTTACTTTTATGTTCTTTTCGCATTTCTTATACTTTCTTTTCCTTTTTTAAAAATACTTGCAACATCTTTTTTACCCATAACTTTAGCACGTTGTTCTGCTACAGTTAATATTTGTATTTTACGCGCAAAAGGTTTACTAATTTTTTTAACTTTGGCTACAGTTTTTCTAGCATCAGTAGGAGTGGCAAACTTTATACCAACAGTATCTTTTGGATTCTCATCAGTATATAAACGTCTACCACTTCCTTTAGGTTTTTTACCTGTTCCTACTTTAGGGTCTGCCATTATGTTCTATACTTCCTTACTTTCTTTGCAACGGACTTCGGTTGTTTCACATGCTGTTTGCCCTTTTTTGTTCCTTTTCGCTTTGCTCTTGTCGTGGCCGCATACTCCGCAGACGTTAGACTGTCTATCGCTTTCTTGGGGAGATATCTTTCCCCAGTAACGCTTGATTTCTTGCCAGACTTCGTTTGCCATTTTTGTTTACCCCACGACTTGAGACTTTGTTGACTTTTTGCTAATGCCATTACACAATAGCAATTATAATAATAACAGCGACTGCAATCACTATCATACCAATTTTGTGGTCTGACCAGTAATGCATGATTTTATCTTTTATGTTACTTATCATGATTTGTATCCTCCTCCAGCTTTTTTATACGCTTTAGCCAATGCTTGTGCTTTGCGAGCACTCCACTGACCTGCAGCAGTTCCATGAGATGCTTGACTCTTAATACGATTAAAAATCTTTTTTCTCATACCAGGCTTAGTATAATTACCAGCCTTATTTACTGTACTTTTTGACTTTTTTGTTGCCATTTTTAACTACCCCCTGTAAAGCTCTTGCTTGTTTAGCATGCGATTTCGATGCTTTCTTTAAACCTTTAATTACTTTCTTAACTGTTCTAATTTTTTGTTTCATTATTGTCTTCCTATAGTCGTACTAATAATACTGTCTACATTAGATGTTAATTTTTCTGCTGAGTCCATTGCCATTTGCGCTTCTTTTAATTTACGGTCTTCATCTTTATTCTCATCATCAATCATTATTTTAGATTCTTGTAAATCCATTTTATCTTGATGCATTTTCATTTCGTCCATTAATTTTTTAGCACGCAATGCTAAGTCTTGTTTTTGAATTTCTAATTGTTCTTGTGATGAATCTTTCTTTTCACCATTCATAATTTTAGTTTTTTCTTCATCTAATTGTAAAACTTTATCTGAAGCATCTGCAGCCATTAATGCAATTTGATTTTCCATTTCAGGTGGAAGTTGTTGACCAGACATAATCATTTGTTGTGCTCTTGGGTCTTGAACCATTTGTGCCATTTGTTGTTGATACTTCATAGCTAAATGATCTTGCATATGAGAGATAAGAAGTTGTTGAACTGGTGGGCTTTCATAAGAAGGGTTCTGCATAAATGTTCCGTGTGCAATTATGTGTGCGTCATGATTTTGTTCTGGTCTTGCTTGAAGAGGTGCCCCCTTAAGCGCTGCCATATTTTCAGATATAGGGTCTGCACTAATTGGTTGTTGTTGTTGTTTTAAATAACGTTGTGGTTCATCAACTCCCATTGCAGAAAATAATTCCATACCAATTTGTTCCATGTTATAAGCTGCAGGATTTTGTTGTGCTATTGACATAATAGCATTTATCTTTGCAATCCTATGTGCTTCTGTAGGCATGTTGGGGTCTGATACAGGAATTACATCTATACTTTTTAAATTAAAATCTTTTTTAAATACTTGCTGTGCACCACCTGCGACTTCATATGGATATAAATCGGGAAGATATTCATAATCTAGACGTGTAAGTATTCGCAGGTCTTTTGTTTGAGCAGCATGTAACCGCTTGTGCACAGCGCTGAACAGCTTTGAAGACTGTTCTAGCAGAGCCATGGTCGTTCCGACTGGCCCATAGTTTGTTGCATTTTCTACTACGTTATCTGTAGAATCTGCAAATTGCGATGCGAGTTTAGAAGCATAATCCATTAAATTAAATAATGTAGATGATGGTTCTTTAAATGGAAGTATCTGTAATGATTTTCCTAAGTCACCCGCTGGAGCATTTACCTCTCTAAATTCACCTGGTGCAATTGGCTCATCAGGGGCAAGCACACGTAAACCGTGCGCCTTGAAACCCCCTGGTAAGTTCGCAAAGGTTCCTGCATCAATTAATTGACGCATAGAGGAAGTAGCTGTTTTAGTTAATCCACCAATAAGATGAATATAACCATATCCGTAAAATCCTAATCCAGGAATCATTGTATAATGTGTAAAGTACATTTTCTTTTTACGCATCATATCTTCTGCATCATAGTTTCTTCTAATAGCTAATACATCACCATCTTCAGTCATATGAACAATGTATGGTAATTTGATTCCGTCTGGGTCTTCAAATCCTGGTAAATCTATATTAACATGCATTTCTAAAATATTTGCATAATCATCATTCTCACCAGGTTTACTTGAACCAACAGTTTCATCTGATAATTCATCAGCTGAAGTTTGTTCTATAGTATAATCTACATCAACATCCATATCTCTAAAGACACCTGCTAATTGCATTTTCTTTATTTCATTTTTGGATATTAAATATTTGTGAGTGTAACGTTCTGCCGTTTCTAAATCAGATGCATAATAGTCTACATAAAAATCTTGTGCTTTTATAAATTCTGTAATAGGTCTTTGTAGAGCTGGATTAAAATAAGTTTTCTTAAATGATGTACCATACAATGCTACATGAAATAACATCTTATCTAATTCAGGCCCATACTCAGGCATTTGAGTTTGCGTTTGCCAATTTAAAAATTGACGTACACGATTTGCTTGATCTAATTTTTCTTGTGTTTGAGTGCCCATGATTCTTGTACGAACAGGGCCTTCTGTTGGAAATAATTCTTTATATGCTTTTGCTTGAAACTTTACAACTGCTTGAGCTAATACTGGATGTGTAACTCCTGATGAACCTGGAAATGAACCAGCTGAATCATCATATTGTAATCCTAAAAGATTAATACCATCTTCTGCGATTTCATCATATTCTTCTCGTGATTGTTTGTCTCTATCAAAACCTTCTAATAACTCTTGTGAAACTGCTTGTATATCTGACTCTTCCATAACATCTGCTAAGTTAGCATCATGTTCTGTATCCATCATAGGATCATCTTGAAGAAGACCCATTGCATCAGCTTCGTCTATTTCTGTTTGATTTGTTAGTGTAACTTCTGCACCGCCATCTTCCATAGCAGTGATTTCATCTGAAGTTGGTATATCTGCTGATATAGCATCTTCTTCTAATTCAATTCTTTTTTCTATTGCCATTTATATCCCTTAATAGTAACGTCTAGATTCTCTATTATAAATCTCTTTCTCTCTTTTGTCAAGGAATGTGTCAGCTGTGTTAGCCACATAACCGCCATTTCTCATCCACAATAGAGCTTGTGTTACTGTATCAACTAAATCATCATGTAATCCTGTAGGAAATGCTCTTATCTCATCTATAACTTCCATAGCCCAATCTTTTTGGAAAGGTGCGTAAATTCTACCATTATGGAATAAAGAAGATACTGCATAAGCCCGCGCAACCTTATCTCTATCTGGTTGATACTCAAATATAGGAATACCTGTCAAACGTAAGTCTTGTATCAAAGATTGACCTGATGCTTTTTTCTCAATTAATACAGAATCTGGATTATGTTCATGATATTTAGATACTGCTTTTTCTCTAAGTGTAGGAAAATCCCATCTACCTTTTTCAGCTCCTAATAATATAAGATTTGGCACATCTAAACCAGAACTAAATACTCCCCAAGTTGTTACTGCACTATAATCGGCTGTACTTCTTGTAGAAAATGCTGTATCCCACGATTGTATAATGTATTCGCAATCAGGGGGGCTGGGATTATCCCAATTTTGCCACCAATCTAGCTTAATTATGTTACCTTCCTCTGCAGATGGTGCTTGTCCATAGAGTGCATCGAATTTAAAGGGGGGCGTATTGTTTTTTGTACGTATTATCTCTTCTGTTGACCAGCAAAATCCGTTTTCTATGTCTGCTTGAGGCCAAAATGACTCTCCAAGCTCTAAATTAGTATAATTTTGCGACAAATATCCTTGTTTTATCAGCTTTTTTCTTGCTTTTTCTAGTTTTTCTAAAGATTCTGTAGTATTTAGGGCAGGTATGCGTACTACTTCCCACTTATCTGACATAGGTGAGCTGTCTTCCATAGCTAATAGGTGGCCTGATAAGTCTCTTTCATGCCATCTTGTCATAACTATGACTATTTTACCACCAGGCATAAGCCTTGTACGTAAACCAGAAGCATACCAATCGTTTAAACTCTCTCTTCTTGTCTTTGAGAATGCATCTTGCTCTGATATAGGGTCATCTATGATAGCAAGGTGTGCACCAAAACCAGCAATACCTGAACCAGAACCTGCTGCAAGGAATGAACCTGCATCTTTTCCTTTATGTTGTAAACTCCAGCTATTTGCTGCTCTATTATCTTTACGAATATTAGTTTGAGGGAATATAGCTTTGTATTGAGGTGTATTTATTATATCACGAATAGCGCGGCCGAACCTTGTGGCTAAGTCATCACTGTGTGATACTGCAATTTCTTGCCAATATGGATTCTTACCAAGAGCCCATGCTGGAAAGTATGTTGATGTTATAAGTGATTTACTAGAACGCGGCGCAACAAATACCATAAGCCTATCATTTTCATCATTGGCTATCTTCATGAGTTCATCACATAGAACTCTATGATGCGGGCCAATACTGAATGAGGGATTCATTAGCATTACAAATGCTAACAAGTCGTCTCTTGCTTGCTTAACGGCTAGGCGTGAGGCGGCGTTTCTATCTTCTACTGTTACAGACATATACTGTTTTTCCCCATATTACCAATTGTGATTGTAAATCTTGTGGTGGATTATCGGGATCGTATAAGTCTAGTTGTGGATTTAGTACCATATTTGTATCTCCTGTGATTTGTATGGTTGGCATTAAAACTTTTTACTGTATGAAATACCAATTTTATCTTTACCTACTTTAAATTTTAAACCTTTGGGAACAATCTTGTTTTTAAATTCTTTTACTTTTTTGTAACCAGGTATTTTTTCTGCAGCTTTGTCAAGCTTAGGTGCTAAGTATTCGTTGTATAATTTTGACATTATCTACCTCGGCTTCCACCAATTTTTTCTGATTGCATTTTAGCACGAAGTTTATTCTTGGTTTTGCCTTCTTCACCTCTATCAAACTTACCTTCACGTTCTTGTTTCTTTACATCATTTAATAAAGAATTGAATTTCATACCATCAGCTTTCATTCTTTTCTTTAACTTATTTATTTGAATTTGATATTTATTTCTATTATCTCCTTCAACTTTTGTACCAACTAATTTTTCTTTATTTTTTAATAAAGCTTTTAATTGGTCACCATATTTATCCATAGCAGAATTTCCAGGGCCTTTGCCTTTCTTACCTTCTATGTTTAGTTTTTTAGTTAAAGCTGCTGATTTATCTGGAGTTGTTTCTCTAAGAGTTGCTCCTTCTATTTTTTGTTCAGTAGTTCTTAATCCTTTGTCTTTATCTGGTTGAATCTTTTTATTTTTCTTTTTATTTTCTTCACGTTTCTTTTGAAACTCTTTGTTAGCTATTTCTAAAGGTATGTTCATTATTTGTCCCCGACTAGTTTTAATTTTGGTGCTGCAATTTTCTTGAGTCTTTCTACATCTCTTTCTATATCTTCATCGGAGTTGCCA